CGCGGACGCTGTTGGCCAGGATCCGGAACAGCGTCCGCGTGGTCTTGATCTGTTTTCCTTCCCGCAGCCCGTCAAAGGCGCCCTTCACGCTGCCGAACGCTTCCTCCACCTGTTCCATGGCGTACAGGTCGAACCGAAGTCCGTATTCCTTTCCGTTAACTGTGATGCTTGCCATCTTCCTTTTCCTTCCTTTCCGTGTCTTTCACTTTCCCAAAATCCCAAAAACCGGAGCGGAAGGGTGGTTCATGTCCTTCCGCTCCGTGTCCGTCAGGTGCTGATGCCGGCCTTGGTCTTCAGCCAGGCAGTCGCCAGCGCTTCGGTGGATTCCTTGTCCTTGTAGTAGAACTCCGCCTTGCCGCCGGCAGTGGTCACCACGCCCAGGATCTCGCCCGTCAGCTGGTTGCTCTGGAACTCGGTGTTGTCGCCCTTGGAGCTGGCGCTGTCGCTGTCCAGGCCGAACTGGCACTTCGGGAACCAGTAGCCCATGTAGCTCTTCACGCCGCCTTCAATCTCGCAGGTGATGTAGCCGAAGCCAACATAGGGCGCCGGATCCTCGGTCACCGTCAGCTCGTTGCTGGTGGCGGCGTAGCCCAGGATGGCTTCCTGTACGTCAAAGGGCAGTTTCGCCAGTTCCAGGGCGATGGTGCCGCCGGTCACGCCGTTGGCGCGCTCCACCGCGTGGTTGTCCGCGAACATCTTCACGTCCTCGTGGTTCAGCGTGACGTCCGCCCTCATCATCATGTCGCCCTTCATCACGCCGCCGGTGTAAACCACCGCGCTGCCTTCACCGCCGGTCGAGATGGTGGCGTAAGTCAGGCTTTTCAGTCCGATTCTTGCCATAGGTTTTACCCTCCTACTTGAAAGTCTCTGCAATCAGCCTGTCGCTCCGGTCCTGCATGGCCCTCGTCACGTCAGTCTGGAATTGCTTCTTGTTCTTGGTGATAAACTTGTCGCCGGTCTTCTTCGTCCGGCGGGCGCCGTAGCCCCTGTCGATCACGAACGCCTTTTTCGCGTTGCTCACGCCCCGGCCGTCAACGCCCTGCGGGTATACTTCCACCCATCCGCTGTTCAGGTCTTCGTGGTAGATGCCCGGCCTCACGTTCTCCTTCATGCTTCCGGTCCTCACGTGCCTGTAGGCGCCGATCACACCCTGCATGTCCTTGGAGCACTTCTCCGCCCCCGCCATCACGATCTCCCGGATGGCGCCGCGGTCCAGCCTGTCCAGTTTCCCCTCGAAGCCTTCCCCGGCGGAATACTCAAACCGTGCCATCTCAGGCACCCTCTTCCCACTGCAGCGGGCCGATGATATACGCCGTCCAGGACCAGTGGTTCTTCCCGATGTCCCAGGCGTACTCGTGCGGCAGCATGCTGTACCAGTCGGTGGCCTCCGCCAGCTTCTCCTGGATCTTTGCGATCCATGCGTTGCTGCCGTCCGTGGCGTACAGGTGCACCGTCAGGCTGAATGCCTGTTCCACCATTTTGTCGTCCGCCCACTGGCTCATGGCCTGTTCAGCCATTTCAACGACGCCGTAGTTGTCCGGCGCCTTGTCCTCCCAGGCGTCCCGCACGAAGTCAATGCCCTGGATCTCGTTCAGTTTCTCCACAAGCAGGTCCACCGCGTCCCGGGTGACTGTGGCCGGCGCGGTCTGTGCATTGCGGTTAGTCCGTGCCATTCACGTCACTCCTTTCGCAGGTGATCTCGATGCCTCCATCCTCCGTCAGGTACGTCCGCACCACCCGGAGCTTCTGACCGCGGAACCTCACGACCCGCTCGTCCTGGTAATCCTCCGCCGCCTCCAGCCGGAACACCCATTCCGGGCGCATCCCTGCGTTGGCGGCCGTGTAAAACTCGCTCCGGCTCACGCTCTGCACCGTGCAGTACACCGTCCGTGCCGTTTCCGTCACGCTCTGGTGTACGCCGTGCGCGCTGGCCGTTTCGGTGATCAGGTCCATCACATCTGCCCGGATCATTCGCTATCACCGCCGTCATAGTCGGTGTAGTCCGACGCGTGCATCAGCTGGACCTTCTGCGTGTTGTAGCTTTCCTTCAGCCGCTCGTAATCGTTCGGGCTGCCGAAGTGCGCCCGCACATAGGTCAGGATCGCCCGGATCACCAGGGCGTCCTTCAGGCTGCTGCGGTCCTCCCAGACGCTTTGGGAATCGGATACCGTCTCGGCAAATACCACCGATCCGGGAATCCGCACGCCTGCGATTTTCAGATCCTTCGCGCCGGCCATCATCAGGGAACAGAGCTCGCCGTCATAGGCCTCCGTTGTGATCCGCAGCGCCTGCCTGCATTCCTTCAGCATCTGTCATCACCTCAGTTGTTGTAAAAAATAAGGGCGGGCGAGTGCTGATCTCCCGCCCACCAGACAGGCGTAAACGCCTGAAAGGCCTTATTTATCTGCCGGCCCTACCACATTGTCCCGGAAGTTCTCGTCCACGCTCATGCGCATGATGTGCCCGATTTTCAGGCGGCTGTCGCAGTACAGTTTGTAGTCCAGCTGCTTCGCCCGGTAGCAGAACGCCAGGTCTTCGCCCAGCCCCGCAATCGGGAAGAAGGGGACGCCGTACACGCTCATGGCCTCCGCCATGTCCATGGTCATCAGTACGCAGGCAAACCCGCAGGCTGCAATCTCGAAAACCTGGTCCCGCGGATAGTCGTAATAGTTGTCCGCGTAGGGCATCAGCCCCAGGCCTTCCTTCTCAATCCGCACGTCCGTATAGATGCACGGTTTGAAGGGCGGCCGCCGTCCGAAACACAGCCCCGTCACAAGCTGCTTTCCCTGGATGTCCTCCATCAGGCGCTCCAGCAGGTCCGGCTCGAAGGTCATGTCCGAGTCCAGCCACAGAATGTAGTCGTACCCGCCGGCCCTCAGTGCCATGTCGATCAGCTGGTTCCTGGCGTCGTACACCAGCGTGCCCTTCAGCAGTTTGATATCCACGCTGCCCACAGGCCGCAGCTTCAGCAGGCATTCCACGAAGTTGGCTTCCAGTTGGTCCCCGCAGGGAATCGCAATCAATGTTTTCATAGGGTCAGCACTCCTTTTGAAAAGTCAGGGGCGGAGGATCGCTCCCCCGCCCGTTATTCAGTTTCCGATCAGGTGGAACGGATGGCCCGGACGATGGCGTTGGCGTCAGCCAGTTTGCCGTCAGCAAGGGTCATGGCGCGGTACACCTTGGAGCCGGTGCGGAAGGCAGCGTCTTCAGAGCTCTTCACTTCAACCGCCTTGGCGAAGTTGAACTTGTAGGCCTTCAGGTCGCCGAAGTAAACTTCGTCGGTCGCGGCGTTGCCGTCCACGATGCAGGGGAAGCCCAGCACGTTGTACTTCCGGGGTTCCTGGGGATCCATCACAACCACGCGGTTGCCGGTGGAGTCGGTCATGCCCAGCACTTCGCCGTAGAACAGGGCCGGGGGCATAACGAAGGAAGCGCCGTTGTGGTACTGTCCGGCCAGCTTGCCGATGATGGCGGTGATGTCCTTCCAGTTCATGGCAGCCTTGGTGTACTTGTAGTCCGCGGTGCTCTTGCTGGTCTTGATGCCCAGGCACTCGCCGGAGGTGGAGCCGCCGCCGTTCAGGATGCCGGCGTCGATGGCCTTTTCGATCTTGTTCGCCAGGCGGGCAACCAGCCAGGTTTCAAAGGCGTCCACGCTCATGGCTTCCACGTCCGCGGTGATTTCCACGGTCTTGATCAGCTTGTAGGCGCCCAGGGTCACGGCGGTCAGCGTGTCAGCGGAATCGGTGGCAGCGGTGCCCATGGCAACCCAGGCAGCGTCGTTGATGGTGCCTTCAGCCGGGTAGGTCACGTAGCCGGGGATGTTGGTCACGTCAACGGCCGCGATCAGGGGATTCAGTTCCAGTTTGCCCACGATCTGGTTCATGGTCTGGGTGGGGATGGCTGCGGTGGCCGTTACGGCGGCACGCTCTTCAGCATTCAGTTCCTTGCCCTGCAGGTTGCGCAGGAACGCGTCCCTGTATTCGGGGGTGTTCACTTCGTAAGTCATTTTTCTTTCCTCCTCAATGATTTTTTTGCCGTCCAGTTTGGCGGCTTCCTCTGCCTTCCGCGCCTCTTCGGCCGCGGCGGCCTTGCGGGCTTCAATCTCCGCCGTGATGGCTTCCATCTCTGTGATGCGAGCCTCCAGGGCGTCGTTGTCCAGCGTGTCCCGCTTCTCTTCGCTGGTTTCGTTCTTCAGCTCTTCCAGCCTGGCTTCCAGCTGTTCGCCGTTCATTTCGGACAGGTTCATTCGTCGCTGCCCTCCTTTGTCAGATTGTTCAGCCTCTCCAGCAGCGCCGTCCGGCGTTCCTGTTCAGCCTGTGCGGCCCGGTCTTTTTCCAGCTGCTTCCTTGCGCTCTCCAGCGAGATGGCTACACTCTCCAGCGCGTCATCTTCGGATGCTGCCTGTACGTTTGTACCGGGATAAGCAGGAAAGGCCACCAAGGACACCTCAAAGATCTTGCCGAACTTCAAAATCCGGCGAAGCGGCATATCGGTATCCAGGTCCTCCCATGCTTCCTTCTCAACAGTAAAAGCAAACGACATTCCGGAAAGGTCGCTGCGTTTTACCGCAGAATAGGCTTCTTTTGCCTTCGGGTTGTTCCTGATGTCCAGGGACGCCCGCATCGGCACACCCTTTTCATCAATTCCCAGCCTCATCGTGCTGTTCTCGTTGTTCCTCCGGCTCCTGGCCAGCGGAATCATCCCGAAGTCGTGACCGACCATCAGCGCAACATCCCGAAGCATCGGCTCCTCTACTGCGCCCGGATCAATCACCTCGCGGCATATGCCGCCGATGTTCGTTTCCTGGTTGAACACAATCGGGTAACCTTCCAGGAAGGCTTCCCCCGCTTCGTTCTCCTCCGCCCGCAGTTCAGGCGTCAGGAAACGCACTTCTTTCTTACTCATCTTCGCTTCCTCCGTTCTTATCGTCCGCGTCCTTCTTCGGATCCGCGTCCTTGTCTTTGCCTTCGTCCACGAAGTAGTACTCGCCGCGCGCCGGCACGTGTTTCCCGACCCCGCCAGGAAGCTCATCATAGTTGAACAGCGCCCGGATCTCGTCAATGGTCAGGATGCCCCGGTCCCCCAGCTGCTGCGCCATGGAAATCTTGGAAGAGATGTTCATGTACTGCAGCCGGTCCCCGGCAAAGGTGATGGCGTTGCCGCCGTTCCGCTCCCGCTCCGTGAACACCATCCGGCTCAGCGCATCGCTCAGCTTGATGGCAAATGGTTCAATCGCGCCATTGTAAAAGGCGTCCAGCTCATCGCCGGTCGCCTCATTGCGGAGCACTTTTTCGCTAACTCCAAAGTAATTTTCGACTGACGTCTGGATCATCTTCATCTGATCCGCGTCTACCTTGTAGCCATCCTGCTTCAGCTGCTGCACGTTGGTCATCTGGTTGCCGAACAGCAGCAGGCCGCCGCCTCCGCCCTGGAAGTTGTTCTTGTCGAACCGCTCCCGCTCTTTCCGGAGGTCTTCGTCAAAGGCCTTC